TTTAATTTATATAGGAAATGCAAAAGGAACAACTTGGATTGAATTAACATCTAACGGAAAAATTGACATTTATGCAAAGGATAGTGTAAGTGTGCATACGGAAAATGATTATAATGTAACTGCTGACAGAGACATAAATTTTACTGCTGCTAGGGACATAAACTTTACAGCTGGTATTGATATTAGACAAAATGCTGGAAAAGATTTTGATTTAAAAGCAGGTAATGATATTAGACAAACTTGTGAATTTGATTGGCAAATTAATGCGGGATATGATGGAAAGATTACAGTAGCAAAATCACTTAATCTTAAAAGTAAGCACCATCTTGAAACAGCAGATAAAATTGATATGAACGGTCCAGCTGCCGCAACAGCCGCAACAGCCGAAACAGCAAACTTACCATTTAGATCTCCACAAGCTGAACCGTGGGCAGGGCATGAAAATTATGATCCGTTACAACATACCCCCGGAAAGACAGACAATATAGGAAGTAACAGTAGTACTGATGTTGCAAAAGGTGGCGATAACAAGACTTTAAATATAGTACAACCAACAGGTACAACATCAACAACAGTGGCAGAAACAGCTAAAGCAATAGAAGATAAAAATGCTGCAGACGATACTATGAAGAAAGATTGTAAAGTGCCCGTAGTCAAAGATGGACCAGGATAATGCCAGAAGTAACTAGAGTAGACTTAGATCTACATATTGGGCATGCAAGTCCTTCACCGAGTCCGTTTCATCAAACGGCGTATGCTGTAGGATCTCCTAATGTATATGCCAACAACGCAAAAGTTGTTCGTATTGGTGATACTACTTACTGTGGCGACCCTGCAACAGCAGGTAGCGGAACTGTATTTGTAAACAATATAGCAATTCATAGAAAGGGCGATGCAACCGGCGGACACGCTAGTTGGGTTCCTAATGCATCAAGTTCTGGCAGTCTGGATGTAATTGCAGGTGATTAAAAATAGGGTAAATACGTTATGAGCACACTAGAGAAAAAAATATATTCAGAGATCATAGTTCCTGGTAATAAAAGAACAGAAACAGTTAATACTAAAACAACTTATCGCGGACTTAGTACAGTTAATCCTGACAATAATTCCTATAGATTATTTGATATTGCATTAATTAAGCAAGATTTAATTAATCATTTTCATATTCGTCAAGGCGAAAAATTAAGTAATCCTGAATTTGGCACAATTATATGGGACGCAATTTTTGAACCACTAACAGATACAATGAGAGATGCAATTTCAAATAATGTTACTCAAATTATTAATAACGATCCGCGAACTAATGTTGATAGTATACTAATTGATCAGTACGAAAAAGGAATACAAGTAGAATGCACTATAACATATCTTCCGTTTAATATTTCAGAAACGTTGCGTATGAGATTCGATGAAGATGCCGGCTTTTTAAAGACGTAGAATTATATACGCACTTAACAATATGCCATAAATAGTTATAACTAAGGAATGAAGAATGTCAACAACAGATAGACAAAATAGGTTATTGTTAGCAGAGGACTGGAAACGGGTTTATCAGTCATTTCGTAATGCAGATTTTCAGAGCTATGACTTTGACAATCTTCGCCGTACAATGATTAATTATCTTCGGGAAAATTATCCTGAAGATTTTAACGATTATATTGAATCAAGTGAATACTTAGCTATCATTGACTTAATTGCATATATGGGTCAAAATATATCATTCCGTATTGATTTAAATGCAAGAGAAAATTATTTAGAATTAGCAGAACGCAGAGAGTCTGTATTACGATTAGCTAGACTACTTTCTTACAATCCTAAACGTAATCAGCCAGCAAGCGGATTATTAAAAGTTGAAAGCGTTAGTACTTCTGAAGAAGTTTTAGATTCTAATAATACTAATTTATCAGGACAGACTATTGTATGGAACGATCCAACAAATCCTAATTGGTATGAACAATTTATTAAAGTAGTAAATTCAACATTACCAGCTAATGCAAAATATGGTCGTCCTATTAAAAAAGATATATCTGACGGTATTCCAACAGAACAATATCGCATGCTTAGTACTAATGCTGAAGTTCCGGTATATAGTTTTTCTAAAAATATAGATGGTAGATCAGTAAGATTTGAAGTTGTTTCAACTGACGTTTCAAACAAGATAATTGAAGAAGAAGCTCCGTTCCCTGGAAACAATTTTGCATTCTTGTTTAGAGATGATGGTAGAGGAAATGCAAGCAGTAATACAGGATTTTTCAGTCACTTTAGAGAAGGATCAATCGACGAAGGTGTGTTTAGTATAAACACTCCTAGTACTAACCAAGTTGTTGCTATTGATGCTACTAATGTTAATAATAGTGATGTATGGTTATATAAATTAGATTCGTTTGGAAACGAAAATGAGCTTTGGTCTAAAGTAGAAGCTGTTGAAGGTAATAATGTAGTTTACAACAGTTTAAGTAAAAATATAAGAAATGTTTACTCTGTATTGACTAGAGTTGATGATAGAATTAGTTTGATGTTTTCCGATGGAGTGTTTGGAAACTTACCAAAAGGTAGTTTCCGTGTATTTTATCGAGTAAGTAAAAATGAAAGAGTTATTATTACTCCTGACGATATGAGAGGAATAACTGTAACAATTCCTTATCTATCTTCATTAAACAAAGTTGAAACGTTAACTATTACATACGAACTAAAATACACAGTTGACAATTCGACAACAAGTGAAACAAACGCAAGTATTAAACAAAATGCTCCGTCAACGTACTATACTCAGAATAGAATGGTAACTGCTGAAGACTATCAAATATCGCCGTTAGGAGTTAGTCAAGAAATTGTTAAAGTTAAATCTATTAACAGGACGTCAAGTGGTATTTCTAGATATTTCGATTTAATAGATGCTACAGGAAAGTATAGTAAAACTAGTTTATACGGAACTGACGGGATTGTGTACAAAGAGAATTTAGAACCTAAAACAACATTTAGTTTTGTTACTAAAACAGATATTGAAGGCGCAATAGTTAATACAATACAGCCTATATTAAATAACAAAAAATTAAGAAATTATTATTATAATAACTTTCCTAAAATTTCTACAATCGACTTAGGGGTCACGTGGACACAGTCAACTAAAGCTACAAATTTAAGTACTGGATATTTTAAAAATGCAGCAAATGTAACTTCGCAGTTGGGAACATTTACTACATCACTACTAAAATTAATGGTTCCAGGATCATTAGTTAAATTTTTACCACCAACCGGACAAAGTTTCCTTAATACTGATTTAGTTTCCACAGTAGGTTATGAAGGTAAAAAAGGAGTAGTTGATTACAAATGGGTTAAAATAGCAGCAGTATCAGGAGACGGAACTATTGTTGCTAGTACTGGAAAAGGTCCAGTGTCACTTAACGATATTATTCCAACAGGCTCTAAGTTATCTGAAATTAGATTAGGAATTTCGTCAACGTTACAAACTGACGTGTCTACACAGTTAATTGATCAAGTATTTGCTTATAAAACTTTTGGATTAAGATATAGCACAGATACAAAATCCTGGAGAATTATTACAGAAAATAATCTGAATACTGCTAGTGGATTTAGTACAGGTAAGACTGGCGACATAACTAACCAACAATTAGATGCAAGCTGGTTATTGTTATTTGAAACAAATGGCGAAACCTATACAGTTAGAAATAGAGCTATGCGGTATATTTTTGAAAGTGATCAAGAAATACGTTTCTACTTTGATTCCACAGATAAGATTTATAATAACTTAACAGGTAAAATTGTTAAAGACAAAATTAGTATATTAAATATAAACACAAAACCAGATAGTGCGTCACCGTTTACTGTTAACTATGACTGGGAACTTACTGAAGAATATAGAGACGGTGAAGGATATGTTGACAGTAAGAAGATAGAAGTTTCTTTCTTTGATACAGATGATGACGGAGTAGTAGATGACCCAGATATTTTTGATACTGTAGTTGACGAGTTAACTAATCCGTTAACAAAATATATATTTCAGAAAAAGTTTACTACAACCGACGGCGTTGAAGATTTTAATTTTGTTAGTGCAACAACACTAGGTATAATTGTACTTGGATCAGTAACAGCGTTATCTCCGCTGAGTACATACACTAACAACCAACTGTTTTATTTTACGTCAACTGATGTATTTAAAATTTACAATAGTACTTCGGGATTATTAACACAATCAACTGACTATAGAGCAAGAGTAGGAAGAGATCAAATTACTTTCCATTATATTCATGGAGCAGATGATAGCTCAAGGATTGACCCAAGTGCAAGTAATATTATTGATACGTATATTTTAACTAAGGGTTATGATACTGATTATAGAGCATACTTAAACGGTGTCGGTAAATTACCGTTACCTGCTAGTTCTGATTCATTATTCCTTTCGTACAATACTGAGTTATCTAAGATTAAGTCACTTAGTGATGAAATAATTTATCATCCAGTTAAGTACAAAGTATTGTTTGGATCAAAGGCGGTAAATGACTTGCAAGCAACATTTAAAGTAGTTAAAAACCCAGACCTTGTGCTTAATGACAATGATATCAAATCACGAGTTATTGCAGCAATTAACGAATATTTTGCACTTGAAAACTGGGATTTTGGAGATAAGTTTTTCTTCTCAGAACTAGCAAATTATGTAATGAACGAACTTGCACCAGATGTAGTAACGTTTTTACTAATCCCTAATCAGTCAGAACAAGTATTTGGTAGTTTGTTTGAAATTAAAGCTGAAACAGATGAAATTTTTATTAGCGGAGCAACAGTTGACAATATTCAAATTATTGATGCAATAACTGCTAATAGATTAAAAGCAGTAGGCGGTGAAGTTATAACAGATAGTGTAACAGTATCCTCAGGTATACAAAGTGTTTAATTGGAAGAACAAAAATGGCATTTGACAATAATCAAAAAAGCGGTACTGGCGATAATAACGCCAAAAGAAAAACTGAAGAGCACTTACCGAGATATTTTAGGACTACTCCTAATAGTAAATTCTTAGCAAGCACTTTAGACCAATTAGTACAACCAGGAACTGTTGAAAAGTTAAATGGTTATTTTGGTAGAGAAACTGCAACCTCTTTTAATAAAGACGACAATTACATTGGTGATGTTTCAGAGAACAGAGCAAATTATCAGTTTGAACCGGCTGTTGTAATTAAAGATAATTTAGACACAGTAACATTCTACAAAGATTATAATGACTATATGAATCAATTAACGGGATTTAATCCGTTAATTAAAGATCATAGTATTACTAATAAACAAGAATATTATAGTTGGAATCCCCATATCGACTGGGACAAGTTTATTAATTTTAGAGAGTATTATTGGTTACCTAGTGGTCCACAAACTGTTGGTATAGTTGGTCAAACTACAGACGTAGTAAGCACTTATACAATTTCAACAGCTGATAATGATGATAATTTTGGTTATGTTTTTTCTCCAGACGGGTTAACACAAAATCCTACTATTAAACTATTCAGAGGTATTACATATAAGTTAGCTATTGACACTCCGGGATTACCTTTTACAATTAGGTCAAAGCGTGATTTAGATGATACATTCTTACTATCAACTGGTGTTGATAATCAAGGCACCGAAGACGGCACTATAACATTTACACCAGGACCAGAGACGCCTGACATATTATATTATGTTGCTGATAATGACATTAATGCAGCAGGACTAATAAAAGTTGCTAACATAGAAGAATCTTCGGCAATTGATATTGATGCAGAAATATTAGGAAAAAAGACTTATACTACCGGTAGTGGATTTAGTTTAACTAACGGAATGAAAGTTAATTTTCTTGGAGAAGTAACTCCTACAAAGTATGCAACCGGCGAGTATTATGTTGAAGGTGTAGGCGACAAAATTGTTCTTATTAAAGAAGACGAGCTAACAGTTCCTAGTGCATTTGTTAAAGATCAAAGTATAGAGTTTGATATACAAGGATTTGACAGACAACCTTTTGATACTGCTATTGGCTATCCAACTGTACGAGATTACTCGTTAATTAATCGTTCAGCTAAGGACGGAAATTTATGGAGTAGGTATAATAGGTGGTTTCATAAATCTGTTATAGAACAAAGTGCAAAATTAAACAACCAACCAGTTAGTGTAGACGAATCAGCAAGAGCAAAACGTCCAATTGTAGAATTTGAAGCAGGGTTAAAATTATTTAACTTTGGTACTGTAACTAAGAAAAATGTTAATTTATTAGATACACATACAACTGATATATTTTCTACAATTGAAGGTAGCTCAGGATATAACATTGACGGTGTTGATCTAATAGATGGTATGAGAATCCTATTTACAGCAGATCCAGACGTATTAGTTAAAGGTAGAATATTTGAAGTTAAGTTTTTTGCATTTGATGGCCCAGAAATTGAAGTTGATCAGACTATCAAACAGATCTCGTTAATTGATGTAACAGACTCAAAGCCACTAACTGACGAAGTTGTATTAATATCACAAGGTACTGCTTACAAAGGGTTAATGTATCACTATACTGGAACAAAATGGGTACAAGCACAAACAAAAACTAAAGTTAATCAACCACCGTTGTTTGACTTATATGATGAAAATAATGCAAGTTACAGCGATACTACTACATACGACTCAACCTCATTTAAAGGTAACAAGGTTTTTAGTTATAAAGAAGCAGCAGTTGGAAAAGTTGACGTTGAGTCAGGAGTTGTTCTATCTTATAGAACTATAACGAACGTAGGCGATATTACATTTAGTTTTAATTTGCTATCAGATTTCTTTGAATATCTAATAGGTAGTCAGTTATATTATAAAAATACAGACGTTGGATTTCTTCGAAATTATTCTAGCAGAACAACTTATAAAAATGCTAACGCTTGGCAAACAGCACCAACAGACAGCAAACAGCCTATTATAAGACAGTATATATTTGATAATACTATTTCAGCGTTTGATGTAGATGTTTATGAAAATAGTGGAAGCCTTGCAGACTTAACTCTTAGTGTATTTTTAAATAATGAATTAACTTTTAAAGATATTGATTATACAGTAGGAACTTCGGCTAACAATTTAACAACGGTTACATTTTTAAAACCTGCATTTACTTCATTAACTGGGTTAACTGTCGGCGATAAGATCACACTTAAAACAACTTCGTCGGCAACTAAAAATGATAACGGGTATTATGATTTTCCGAGTAACTTAGAAAGAAACCCGTTAAACAATAATATTGGAGAATTTACATTAGGTGAAGTAAACAATCATGTAACTAGTATTGTTGAAGACTTAGCAGATTTTGTAGGTAAGTTTCCAGGTGCAAGTAACTTAAGAGACTTAGGTAATATATCTAAGTTTGGTAATAGATTTATAAAACATAGTTCTCCGCTAAACTTAGCAATGTATAGTTTATTAGATAAAGAATCAAATTTACTATCTGCAATAAGATTTGCAGGAACTGAATACGGAAAGTTTAAAAGATCATTTTTGCAAATTTCTAATAACTTAGGATGGCAAGGTCCTGTTAAGGAACATGTTGATAGAATTTTATCAGAGCTAAACAAAGACAAGATAAATTCAATGCCGTTTTATTTCTCTGATATGGTTCCTCAAGGTTCTGTAAAACGCACTACACATGAAGTATCTGATATAACCCAAGAATATTTTCTATTATCAAAAGTGTTTACGCTAGTTACTCCAAATAGAGATGCTGTACAGGTGTATTTAAATGGAATTCAATTAACTTACGGAAGCGATTATACGTTTAATAGTGAAGGATTTTGTAGAGTTACAAAAACTAAAACTAAAGGCGATTTACTTGATATTTACGAATATGAAACTACTAACGGAAGTTACGTTCCTGCAACGCCAACTAAGTTAGGATTGTATCCTGCGTATGTACCTAGTATGTACTTGGACAATACTTTTCAAACTCCGGTAAACGTAATTCAAGGACACGACGGCAGTATCATAGTAGC